AGTTTTTTTTCTTAACTTGAATAAACCCCTTGATTTAAAGGTCTATATCGTCAATAATATACTTACAGTAGAAAACTACTGTCTATTTTTATAACTATTTGGAGACATTATTATGAACCAAAACAAAGATTTACCAGAGAATCAAAATTCTGGCGTTGACTCCGTAAAGTCAAAAAATACCCATGAAAAACCAACAACTGTGATTCCTACAGAAACATGGGTTGAACTCTATGCAACTTTATCCAATTACATTCTTGAATACAGCTCTCTTGATCCAATATGGACTCAAGACGAGAATGGAGGAGAAGTTTATACCGAAGAGAAGCAAGATGAGTTTATAGACATTGCTAATGAGGTTGAAGACATAATGCATGAAATCGGATTAAGAAAAGGAGAAGTGTAATGAGTATTTCTTTAGGTACTACAACAATAAAATGCGGATTTCACAACATGGTTGTAGAAATAATACAACTGAAACCCGATCCTAAGTTTGTCGAATTTGAGAAGACAAATGACATCGACCTTTTAACTGGCGATGAGATAGGCAATTACGGCTATCGAATTTATGACCAAAATAAAAATGTCATTTATGAAGATTTATGCTGCATGGGTGATGAAGGCGCTTGTTTTGAAAACGCAAAAATGGAACTTAAAATTCTAATAGAGGAGATGTCTGATGAGTCAAACTAAAACAAAATATAAAATCACAAGAATAGAAACTGTTTGTGTTGAGATTGAAGCAGAAGATGATGCAGAAATGAGGGAATTATATAGTAATGGAACTGTTGATGACCATTGTTCTGATAATCTGTGGAATGACCCTGACTTAAATTATAGACAATATGTTTATGAGGTTGATGGAAATGTAGTGGATATATGGAAAGAGGAGGAGGTGTCTGATGTTAAATAAAATACCAGATAAACTAGTATCCGACTGGCTTGAAAAATTTTGCGGAAACGGTGCAGAAGCTTTATTAACTTTAATTGCAAACAATGAAATCAAAATTGAAGTCATGGTCGATTCAATCTATGCCTACCACATCGGAGAAACAGAGGTAGCCAGAGAACTTTACAAAGACATGTTTAAATAAGGAGAATTGATATGAGTACCGATTATATGCCCGTTGGTTCCATTTCATACAAAGAGGTCAAGAAACTATGCCCAGAGATTAAGTTTGTTAAAACCAAACACGCAGAAAACAAGTGGGGAGAGGTCATGCAGCTTGGAGAAGACTACATGCACTTCTACGATTATGAAAACAAAATTAATGCGTTCACTAGGTACGGTGCTAATCAAGTAACAGACATGATTGATCTCATTCAATTCCGATTGGCAACACCAATCTATGATGAATACTCAAAAGAATATGAAGAAATGACTCAAGAATTATTCCAAGAAGGAATGGAGGTGTCTGATGAATGAATTTCTAATTCCCGGCCTAGTTTTTGGCATGGTAGACAACGGGGTTCTGATTCTGGGTGCATACACAGGATTGGAGATAGATCGATTCTTTAAAGGCAATGGACAAATAGGTGCAATCTTGGGCGCAGGTGTGGGAAACACTATATCAGACGGTCTGGGCGCAGTTATTGACCCCACGATGAATCACATGATTATTGGAATTATACTGGGGTGTTTGATACCTTTAATACTCATCCCCATAATCGAAAGAGGTAAGAATAAATGAGAAAAAACGAATCCGAGAGGATTAAAGAACATCTACAGCAAAACCCTGGGCTTTTCAGTTTTGTGAGCCATATGTATTCAGAAAACACGTTTGAAAGACAAAGCGAAGGAAGAACCCCATACTTAAATGTATTTGATTACTACAGGAAGCATCCAAAATGGTTGGAACAAAAATACCTAGAGTCAAAAAATGAAGTTCAAAGAAGCCAATCAGCTCTATAAAAGCAAAGCTGCTAAAAAAGACTGGACAGCTGATCCGAAGACATCTTACTTCGTATCACCCGACAAGCTGTCAGGCTTCTGGCAAATGAGAGATTCTAACGACAACCATCTGGCGATTGTTCATGCGTCAGGCAAGGTTGTTTTAAACAACAAAAAATGAACAACGGGAGAAAACAATGAAAAGAATAGATGCCATCGTTGATTATCAAGGAAAGCTGCATTGGGTCGATAGTGAGGATCGTCATGGTCAAGATTATGACGAAGTTCTAAAACCCGCAGATTACCAGCTCGCAGACAACAGCACCCAATGGTTCATGCACAATGACCTGGCCATCCGAATTGAAACGAATGCAGATTCAGTCATAATGAGTGTATACAACGACAGAGGAGGCAATCTAGGACAATGCATTCTGCACGAAGACTTAGATGCCAATAAATCTTATGACACTAAAAAGTGACTACCGAAGAATCACAAGCAACATTCTGGAAGAGTTTGACAAAGAATGCACCATAGAAGTCGATTGCAGATTGCATGGAAAGTTCAGACACGCACCCGTCAAATCACTTCCAGAAGGCGATTGTCCCGATTGTTTCTTCCAGGACGAAATTCTTAAATGCATATCAGTTATAGATCCCGACTGGATCGATAAGTCAGAGCTTCACTGATTAAACATATCAACCTGTTCATAACCCTCTGATTTTTTAGATCCGCCCACATAACGCACCGACACATTGTATTCTTCCCACGGAACAAACTGGTGATGCCGCATAATGACCCATCTTTGAAACTTCTTCAGCTCTCTGTCTTTGTTGTTGTAAACCATAGGATATGGCAAACAACCCAAGTCAGTTAATATCTTGAACCGATGAAATATATCATCCCATGTTTCGTTCTTCTTAAATCCAATCAACATATAAACCATCAGATGGCCCATGGGTATTCCATTCTTAGCCAACTTCTCAGCACCCTTTAAAAATACCTTTTCATCCCCCAAGTTATCCCAAGCTGTATACAACCGCCTGGTTTTAAACTTTGGATCATAATACTTAATGTGTGGAAGTGTCTCTGCTGCTTGATCATCAATCAATCGAATATTAATGCCTTGATTAAAGCTCACCTTGTATCCGCCATCAATAATATCCTGGGACTTCTTTTCCCAATCTTCCTGGCCAAAGAAATCATTGTCCAACAACAACAGGTTTTTTGGATAAGGTTCACCACGATATATCTCATCAATCCAATTGCTATGCACATTCTTCCCTTCCTTCTTACTCACCACACAAAACTTACATTTAAGTCTGCAACCTCTTTGGCTAAAACCAATGCTGTGTTCAAACTCAGGATAAATCTCATAATCGTATTTTTCATAGACTGGAAGCCCAATGAGATTTTCAATCGTAATATCGTTCTCAAATCCTGTGCCGCCAATAATCGCATTTGGAAAAGACTGCAAAAACCTTTGCTGTTTCTTCTCGCTAAAAGTAAATATCGATGACCCATACACTCGGTCATAGTCCGGTTCAAACATATCTTTCCTAGAGCGTTTGGTAAAATACACCTCATCGCCTCTTTGTTTATGCCAATGCGACAATTTCATCAATGCCAGGTTGGGTATCTTCCCATCCAAGTGTGTCAACCTAATCTTCATCTTCCAATGCTTCAACAATCTCTGGTTCCAATACTTCAATAACCTCCGGCTTGGGTGTCACATCTTTCACCACATTCGCCAACTTATTTTCCTTCATCAAGTTTGCCAATCTGGCCTCTACTTGTTCTCGATCCATCTGATCGATCTTTCCAAACTTCACTTCCTTCCTATCCACCATCAAACCGCCTAACTTTGCTCTGCCCAACTCAGCAGCCACAGCCGCTCCATACACTCCTTCATTCATCGCTGCATCACGAATCTTCTTCAAATCCTCTGCCACTTTCTCAAACGTAATCTCATACCTCTGTCTTTGTCTGGCCTGTAATTCATAAATCTTATTCTGCACATGCTCGTATTGTGGATCATTCAACAATCGATTCGCAATAATATCCGGGTTCTTATACCCTGCTCGATGGGCACACTCTCCTTGATTTAAATCCTCAAACACATACATATCAATAAACGCTCTTTGCTTCTTTGTAATCTTCTTTTCCATTATTCTGCGCCTTCTATAATTGATTTCCTATAATCCAACAATGCTTTTCCCCTCAACATCATGTTGGATTTTTTCTTTTCATCTCTTTTTCTCCAAAGACTAGAATTTCTTTTCTTATTACTTGGAGTTAATTCTTTTTCTTCTTCGTCAAATAAACCAACTTGTTGTTTATCAGTCAAACGTTTCAACCAAACATTAATATCTCTCATTCTTCTTACACCGCCTGGTTGTATATCAACACACTTATATCCCATAAGTTTCCAAAAACTATTTGCTGCAATATCAGAACCGCACCTCAAAGAAACACCTTGTACTAATTTAATATTGGCAAGATCTTCCAATGTTTTTACCAATCCCGCTCCATACCACTGGCCCCTCAAATCATATTCAATACAAGCCTGGAATATTCTTAGTCTTCCACCTCTAGGAGCTTGTACACTTCCATGAAACAAATACCCAGCGTGTTGATTATTGACAAGTGCCAACAACACCCTAGAATTTTCTATCTCTCTTTCAAGAATCGACAAAGGATAAAAAGAAAGATCTCTTGCATTCTTCTTCTGCAAGAAATCCACGAAAGACAAGTCTTCCTTTTTGGCATACCTTATATCAAGTTTCATTTTACTTTTTGTATCTCCTTCTTTTTTTCAACGCTGTCCAAGGAAGAGCGGTAGAGGGAATGTTGTCTTTAGCAACTCTTTCCTCTCTCCTTTAGGAGAGCGTACCACCGTACCGCCGTACCATCTATATTCCACGGGGGTTTCAGAGGTGGCAGTACGGCGGTACGGCATAGTACAATCATACCCCCGTACCATGTATACTTTCCTTATTATATAGGGGTTTCAGAGGGACATGGTACGAGTTGCGAATAGTAGCCATACCATGTGTTTTGACCCATTTTTGACCCATTTTCATGTCCTCATTCTTCCTCATTTTCACTACGCTTAGTAGACAAAACAATCGTCATGCCCACCATATAAACCAGTTGCGGAAGCACCGCATTGCCCAATGCTTTTAACCGAGGCACCCGCAATTTATTAGTGGGCGCTACTCTGGGGATTCCTCGTTCCCAAGATCCGTCCAACCATGCGGAAACCCCATCATTCCCTCCACCCAAGTAGGATTCAAATGTAGTTTCTCCTCGCTCTTCTGCTCGATCATGACTTTCTGAGGCAATGTCGCCAGGTTCGGATCTTTTATTCTCGAAGGCGGTACCGAGGTCCCGTCCTTCCAATCCCTTTGTCTGGGCGTCGGTAGCATCTGTTGTATCGCCACTTCTGTCTCCAGGCGCCGTTTCGGATTGCCCTCGTTGATTTCCCTCTGACTCGGACCGTTCGCCGAGCTGACTCTGGGCGTCGGCCACATCTTCACTGAGTCGGTCAAAGCTGTCTGCACTGGTTTCCCGCTCTTTTCGCTGTGCGGTTTCTGAATGCCGTCCCACGGGGTCCCGTCCTGGTTCGTTAGGTTTCCGCTTTCTGTTATTTTGTTTGCCGATGGCGTCGGCCACATGTTCTGTTCCAGATACTTCGGATCGTGAACCGCTTCCCTCAGATTCGAGCATCCGCCCTTCTTCGCTGCCTCCGAGAGTTCCTCTCGTTTCCTGATCTGTCCGCTTCGCATCCCGTCCATTGCTTGAGGCGTCGGCCACATCTGCACGGCGTGTCTCAGAGCAAACTGTAGGTTGATGCCCTCTTCCTTTTTCTTTTCTGCCCTTTTTTCCCATGCTTCCAGAGTCTCGCTCTGATTTGCCAGATGATCTGCTGCTTGAGGCGTCGGAAACAAACTCGGTTCCTCCTTCTCCTTCTTGTCTAGGTAGTTCGCTGCATCTCTCAGCTTCACGCCCCAACGTTCGCCCTTCTTGTTCCTTCTTGAGAAGCTCCCATTGTTCAGCTCGACGTCCTCCACGATTCCGCCCTCCACGTCGCTCGCTCTGGGTGTCGGAAACATCATTTGTTGTTCCTCCATCTTCTCCACCTGTGCGTCTAGCCTGGCGCCGTACCGAGTGCCCGTCGTGTTCGATACCCGATAATACTTCCCGTCCTCCTCCACGATTGTCCCGTGACCGCCCTTCCAATCCCTTGAACTGGGCGTCGGAAACCGCAATCCAGAAGATTCTTTCACGCCTGTGCGGGGCACCGAGACTCGCTGCTTCAACACTAAAGCACCTGACGGTGTAGTTCTCGCTGTCCAAATCCTCGAGTACGGAATCCAAACCGAGTCGAATATGTCCGCCCACGTTCTCTCCAATGACGTAACTTGGACGGAGTTCTTTAACGAGTCTAAAATATTCCGGCCAGAGGTGTCTCGGATCTTCTTCGCCTTTTTGACGTCCGGCAACGGAAAACGGCTGACACGGGTAGCCTCCGCAGATAACGTCAATGCCTCTTCCTCCTGAAATAAGTCCGTCTGCTTGTAATTTTTCATAACTTAACTCCCTTACATCTTTATATATCGGCACATTAGGCCAATGTTTATTTAATACCTTACACGGAAATTCCTCAATTTCACAGAAAGCCACCGTTTCAAAGTAGCCCGTTGAGTCCAGTCCGAGGGAAAATCCCCCAATCCCACTGAACAAGTCCAATGTTCTTAACTTTTCCATACTTCCCATCTCATCTTTATTTGTCCGTCCGCCTCTTGTTCTTTTCTCTCGGAAACATAGCCTTTGTGTTTAGGCCCTCTTGTATTCCAAAGATGTTCCTTTTTTCTTTTCCTTGTCTCGCCCATGATATGCCAACCCGCACCCTTCAAAGATGAACCAGGTTCTGTTGACAATGTATAGGTAATCATTCTCTCACCGCCCATTTGCTGCCAAATGCGCCAACAACGACCATAGAGAAACGAACACACGTTCTTAGGACTGTCTTCAGCCACACACACTCGGTTGATTTCAGCTGTGACCTGATCATTCAACGCTCTTGCGACTGGGCGCCCCACGATAGCAACGCCGAGAATATCTCCCTTGTCCAGGATCGCACCGATTGAAAAGCGATGACCTGTCACGGGTTTGTTGTGACGATGATGATCATACACATAGTCGTTTGCTTCTTGCAGAGTCAACGGCACTACCTTCAGTTTCGCCATAACTTGCTGCTTTTGTTTACAATGCCCAACTTCACCATCTTATTGTAGGTTGTTCGCATGACTTCTTTGGGGAATGCAATGAAATGACCAAACAACTTACCCTTAACGACCCTCTCGTAGTTCGGTATGAGGTCGTAATCCACCTCTGTGTCTTCGCTTCGATGACTTTGAATCATGATTGCACCTGCAAAACAGATCAAACAACCCATGAGGATAAACATAAGAGACATAAACGATTGAAAACCGGCAACCCTTATGTCTGTTGAGAACATATTGTTAAAGAACCCCAACACATCGATTGAATACAGATCTTTTTTCAAAGGCAACGACGCCAGGTCCAGAAACACCCAACCACTCGCAAACATGAACATCCCCAATAAAAATATAAATACGCCTAATGCTTTCATTCTTTTTCTCCCTTAATAAAAACCGGGGGAGTTATTTCCCCCGATCCAAAATGAACCGTTCCAACAACACGCAAACATTTTTCTTCTCGGCTCATTTCTTTTATTCTTCTTCCCAAGGCTTTGTGCCTTCATTGTTAACCAACCAATGCCACGTTTGTTTGCCTGGAATTGCATGGGTAAGCACACGGCCACCCAAATATTTCTGTACATAACTCACAGCCGCCTTTCCTTTGCCCACCCCACTGGGTAGCCCTCGGTCCTTCAGCGCTTTTCGTGCCTGTAATTCAAGCTCTGCTCGTGTGTAAAACTTTGTTTTGTCCATTGAGTTTGCCACCGTGTGCGCAACGTCCACCTCATCGACCTGTTTCTCTGCATCAAAATCAACGGTGTTCCAAAGACCCGTATCAAAATTAAAGTAAGCCGCATGACTCTCTGGCTCCCTTGCATTCCTTGCTTCATAGAACAGGGTCACGTTCGGTTTCTCTCCCAACAACTTAATGCCAGAGTCAAACCAACCGGCAAACACACTTCCGCCACGAGCGGACATAAAGCTCATGTCGTCCTGGCGATCCTTTCCTGTGTGATGCGCAATGATGAAACACACATTGTGCAGTTCAATCAGTCGATCCACTCGTCCCAACAGCTTATGAATATCCGCATTGGAGTTCTCTTCGCCATCAAAGAAGTTAATGAAAGGATCCAACATTACAATGTCGGGTTTATGGAAAGCGATTTCTTCGCTGACCATGTCAATGTCGCTGTCTTTAAGTAGGTTTTTGCGCAATCGACCACTCACAATGAGGTTCTCGCCCAAGGCATCGATGTATTCCGACTGGGTTTCATACGGAGTAAGGTACAAATTCACACGCTCCGTGATGTAAGCCTCGATGATCTCGGCCTGTAGCCACATCACTTTCAACGGTCTTGGAAAAGATTTGCCCATGAACTCGGTGCCAGTACAAGCCGCTGTCGCAAAAGCGCCCAACCAATGAGATTTACCAATCTTAGGTTTACCAATCATCAACACTCTGGCTCTTTGAAAGATAAACTTATCGCCCCAATACTCTGTTGGCACCTCAATGTCCAATGCGCTGAAATCTTTCCAAGGCATCAGACCAAGCGGTCCTTTCTCTTCTTTGTCTTCCGCTAGGTTCTCAATCGGATCTTCTTGTTTCAGTATTTCTTTCTGCTCGTCTTCTAAGTGCACTTCCCACTTGCTTGTTTCCCATCTGAGCATTCCCATTTCCACATCTTCTGGATGCCTCTTAATGTGGCCGTTCACAATCGACATGGTGGTGTTGGTCACTTCCATCGGTGACATCGGAGGAACATTGCTTTGGTTCCAGTCTTGAGCCTTGATCAAAATATCTCTCTGCCCCCAACCTTCCTTGATCCAACGACCAACGAGCCTGGCTAACTTGTCGTTGCGAGTGCCAATGTTTGTACCGACATCATCGAGTTTCTCGGTGACAATGCTTTGAACCTTGCCCACGTTGTTAAACTCAGAGATCTTTTGTAAATCTTCTGGCTGTAAACACGGCAAATCGTCCATGTCAGATACAGGTATTTGGCTTTCGTTGATAAAAAAGTAATCGTGCGAAGGGCACATCATCACATAACCGCCAACGCCTCTGATGTCTAACTTGTTTTGTCCAGCAGAGTTTCTAATTTCATAGTTTGGGTTGACACTATAAAAGAAATGCATCCCACCCCTGGGGGTCACTTGCTTCAATGTGGTGCCAGTAATTTTCTTGCTTTCAATAAAGTCAACGGCTTCCTGTGAGTCTGCATCGAGAACCACAAAGTTAATGCCTGTGAGTGCTGCCCAATTGGATTTTGGAAACTTCTCTATCCAATCGTTCATCTCTTCACGAGTGGGTTGGGTGCGCTGAAACGCTTCCCATTTCACTCTGGGCGCTTTAGCCCAACGAGACTTTATCTCTTCTTCGGTGTCAAACGTGTGTCTTTTGCGAAAGTATTCTGGTATGTATTCTTCTTTCGATCCGCAAGGTATCAAATGGAATCCATGCTCCCAATAACTGTCGAGCATTTCATCTTTGGCTTCCTTACTGATGTCCTCCCACGTCTGATTCGCATTCAGAATCAAACTCATACATAAATCCTTTATGCAACATCTGCATTGCGACGGTCAGCTCGGTCAGAATCGACCTGTTCGGGTGGTCCATATATAGAGTCCCAGGTGAGTATGCCCCTGGAATGTTGCATTAATTGTTTTGCTTGTTTAATCCGTGGAACACGATTAAAATATCTCCATGCTTTGACTGTGGATTCTGAAGTCCCTAAATCTTTAGCGATGTTTTCGATTCCTATGTCTTGTATGTACTCGGATAGTGTGACTCTAATACTGGCCATTTGATTCTCCCTTATATGTAAAAAATTTTTATTCAAAAATAGGATAATAATTTCTTGACAAGAGAATTGCAAGGAATTATTCTTATCAACGTAAGTAAGTGAAGTAAGTTTTATTCTTTGGGAGAAGAATCATGAAAGACATAAAAGCGCTTCGATCAAAGCGCAACGAATTATTGGCTCTAAAAGCCGACCTTGATCGACAAATAAAATCAATTACAAACGACATTCTTAATCATCCAAAACTGGGGATTGATGTCGAAACCCTATCAAACAAAGGCGGTTCAGCGACAGCTGACGGTTTTGCTGTTGCATACAGCAGATCGATTGAGTGGGACCAAGAATATCTTAGAGATATTAAAGACAAGGTTCCTGCCAACGCTTGGCCATTTGATACAAAAGAAACTCTGGGTCTCCAAGCATTTCAAAATTATTGCATGGACTACCCACAATATGCGGAACTTTTTCAAAAAGGCGCAGTAACTAAAATATCTAAATCTCCACGAATCGTGGAAAGGGGTGAGACAAAATGAGTCTAATGGATAAAATCAGTAATCAAGCAGAATACACACAAGTGAGAATGAATATAACAGGAACCGATGGCATAGGGAAAAGTACCTTTGGCGCTGGCGCACCTAAACCAATATTCATTTGTGCAGAAGATGGACTACGGTTCATTGACGTACCACACTTTCCAGTCTGCGAAACATACAACGATGTGATGGAGCAAATCAAAACGCTCGGCAGTGAAAAACACGATTATAAAACGGTTGTGCTCGACACCACGGATGCAACCGAGAGATTGTGTCAGGAGCAGGTTAAAGAAAACCACAACATCAAAACCATTGAAGCATTGGGTTTTGGGAAGGGTTTTACTGAGAGCTTTGAGTTGTTTGCCAGAATGCTCAACAACTTAGAGGCGTTGTCAGTTGCCAAAAAGATGAACGTCATACTACTATCACATGTACAAATCCGCACATTTGCTGACCCAGAGCACGAACCATACGATCGATACGAGCTGAACACCCACAAGAAAGTATCTTCGTTGATTCGTGCCT